GCATCAACTCGAAACCTTGCGCTTTGCTTGCGAGAAAAGCAGATCAGCTGCGTTTCTAGACACCGGATTGGGCAAGTCCCGCGTCGAGGCTGCCGCGGCTGCTGAGTTCTGCCAACAGTCTGGTAAGCCCTCGCTTATCCTTACGCCGTTGGCGGTCGCTCGTCAAATGCAGCGCGAGTGCGCAGCTGTTGGCGTTGATGCCCGGGTTATTCGTGAGCAGTCCGACGCTGGGCCGGGCGTGAACATCGCCAACTACGAGCGACTGCCGAAGCTGGATTGCAGTGCTTACGGAGGCGTTGTACTGGATGAGAGCAGCATCCTTAAGTCGTTCAGCGGGCCAACCAAGCGCCTGCTCTGCGATGCGTTCGCATCAACGCCCTATCGCTTGGCGGCCACTGCCACGCCGGCGCCCAACGATCACATGGAGTTGGGAAACCACTCTGAGTTCCTTGGCTATCTCGGCAGCATGGAGATGCTCTGCCGGTGGTTCGTGAACGACACCAGCACTGCTAGTCAGGATTGGCGGCTTAAGGGTCATGCCCGCGCTGATTTCTGGGGATGGGTAGCCAGCTGGGCCCGAGCTGCCACGTTGCCATCTGATCTTGGTGGTGATGACGCAGGGTTTGTGCTGCCGCCACTCACCTACGACCTGCTCACGGTCGCGGCTGACATCACAGTGGACGTACCAGACGGGATGCTGTTCAGGATCCCCGATGGCAGCGCCACCACCATTCACCGGGAGAAGCGGCTGACGATGGACGATCGGGTGGCTAAGGCTGCCGAGATCGCTAACGCTGCTGATGGTGCTGTGATCGTCTGGTGCGAAACCAACAGCGAATCAGCTGCATTGGCGGGCGCGATCCCTGACGCGATCGAGGTGCATGGATCCATGGATCCAGAGCAAAAGATTGCCGCGCTCGATGACTTCACCTTTGGCCGCCGTCGGGTGATTGTCTCAAAGCCCAAGCTGGCCGGGCTGGGGCTGAACTGGCAGCACGCCAACACGGTTGTGTTTGCCAGCGTCAGCCATAGCTATGAGCAGCACTACCAGGCCGTGCGCCGGGCCTGGCGTTATGGGCAGGCCAAGCCCGTGACCTGTCACGTCGTGATCAGCGACACGGAGACATCGATATGGAACAACGTCCAGCGCAAGGCGCAAGATCACCAGCGGATGAAGCGCGCCATGGCTGATGCGATGAATGGATTCCAGTCCGCGTCAGCCAAAAAGGCCTACTCCCGCACCGCAACCATCACTCTTCCCGATTTCCTCAAATGAAACCTGACTACCAAGGCGACAAGTGGGCCGTTTACTTGGCCGACTGCATCGAAGTAATGAACGGGATGCCTGAGGGCATCATTGATCTGGCAATTTTCTCGCCGCCGTTCTCAGATCTGTTCGTCTATTCAGATTCTGAACGGGACATGGGCAACTGCGGCAGCCATGCCGAGTTCATGGAGCATTACGCCTATTTCACCGATGCACTGATGCGGGTGCTGAAACCCGGGCGCTTGGCCTGCGTGCATTGCTCTGACCTTCCTACCCGAAAGTCGAAGGATGGATTCATCGGCTTGCATGATTTTGGCGGCGATCTGATCCGCGCTCACCAGCAGTCAGGATGGGTCTATCACGCTCGCTGCACGATCTGGAAAGATCCAGTGATTGAGATGCAGCGCACCAAGGCACTGGGCCTGCTGTACAAGCAGCTGAAGAAGGACAGCACCCGCAGCCGGGTGGGGATGCCTGATTACATGCTGTTCTTCAGGAAGAACGAAGAGAACCCTGATCCAGTTACCCATTGCCCACAGGATCTGCCGGTAGGTATGTGGCAGGAGCTGGCCAGCCCGGTCTGGATGCATGTAAATCAAACCAAAGTGCTCAATGGCCGGATGGCCAAAGGGCAGGAGGATGAGCGGCACATCTGCCCGCTCCAGCTCGACGTAATCGAACGCTGCCTGACTCTGTACAGCAATCCAGGTGATCTGGTGTTGGATCCGTTCAATGGCATCGGCAGCACCGGTTACCAGGCCGTAAAGATGGGCCGCAAGTACATCGGAATCGAATTGAAGCCAGAGTACGCCAAGCAGGCAGCGAAGTTCCTGCAGGCGGCTGAACAGCAAAGCGGCTCATTGCTTGAGCTGATTACCGATAGCGATGAGGAATCATCATGAACGGACTCCAACCGTCTCACGACATCCGAAAGCTCACCATCGTGCTACCTGCCCACGTCGTTGATGCCTTGCGCTCTAAGTTGCGGGGTGACGAAACGATCACCGACTGCATCAAGCGGTTGGTGGTGCGTGAGGCGATGGGGGTAGGAGGTGTGGAGTGAAACTCCGCCCCTATCAGCAGCAGGCCATCACCGATCTGCGCATGGCCTATCGCAGCGGGGCAACAGCGCCCATGTTGGTCGCACCCACCGGCATGGGCAAGACCGTCATCTTTGCTGCCATCACCCAAGCGGCAGCAGATCGTGGTCGGCAAGTGTTGATCTTGGTGCATCGCCGTGCACTGATCCACCAAGCCAGCGCAAAATTGACAGCTATTGGTGTCGATCATGGCGTTATCGCAGCAGGTATCACTGCTGCAAATGCACCAGTGCAGGTCGCATCGGTGCAAACGCTCATCCGTCGCCTTGACCGCGCCGCGCAGCCTGATCTGATCGTGATCGACGAGGCGCATCACGCCGTAGCTGGGTCATGGCGCAAAGTGATTGATCACTGGCCCGACAGCATGCTGCTCGGCGTCACCGCCACACCAGTGCGGCAAGACGGCCGAGGCCTTGGCTGCATGTTTGATCGTTTGGTGATTGGGCCATCCACGGCAAATCTGATGGCCGCCGGCTACCTAACCCCAGCGCGCATCTATGCCCCACCACCAGTTGCAGATCTTGCCGGTATCCATCGCCGCGCTGGTGATTACGCCATTGATGAATCCGCCGATCGCATGGATCGACCGACCGTCACGGGTGATGCAATCAGCCACTATCAACGCATCGGTGGAGGTCAACCCGCCATCGCCTTTTGCTGCAACGTCAAACACGCTGAGCACGTCTGCAATGCTTTCAAAGCCGCAGGTATTGGCTCAGCCACCCTTCTTGGCAATACAACCGACCGCGATGAGTTGGTTGCACGCTTTGGATCCGGTGAGATCCAGGTGCTCGTCACTGTTGACGTAGTGTCCGAAGGCTTCGACTGCCCTGCGGCGGCCTGCGCCATCATGCTGCGCCCTACCCAGTCCATTGGCCTATACCTCCAGCATGTGGGCCGCGTGCTACGCCCTGCACCAGGCAAGGCCGCGGCAATCATCCTCGATCACGTCGGCAACGTTCACCGCCATGGATGGCCTGATGATCACCGCGAGTGGTCCCTTGCAGATCGGGAACGCCGCGCCGGATCTGCATCTCAACCGGCGCCATCAGTGCGCACATGCCCCGAATGCTTTGCGGCATTCAAGCCGGCTCTTATCTGCCCCGCATGTGGCGCCTACTGCGCAGCTCCAACGCGCGTCATCCGCCAGCAAGATGGTGACCTGCAAGAGCTGAAGCGCGAAGCCGTCCAGCAGCGGGTGGCCGAGCGCAAGAAAGCGCAGACCCTCCAACAGCTCATCGCCGTTGGCCAGGCACGCGGGATGCGCAACGCCGTCGGATGGGCCAAGCACGTCCACAATGCAAGGCAGCGCTCATGATCATGTGGCCAACGCCGAAACCACCCTGCAGCAGCAGATCCGCCTGGCAATCGGCACCAACCCTGATGCCAAGCTGTTCCGCAACCAGGTGGGAAGCCTGCCCGATCCCCGGACCGGCCGCCTCGTCACCTTCGGCCTAGCCCGTGGTTCAGCTGACCTGATCGGCTGGCGCACCGTGGTGGTCACCCCCGACATGATCGGCCAGCGCCTTGCCGTGTTCACATCCATCGAGGTGAAGACCCCAACTGGCCGCATCCGCCCAGAACAGCATGCATGGATTGGCGCCGTGCATGGCGCTGGCGGCATTGCTGGGGTGGCGCGGTCGGTGCCGGATGCGCTTGCCATACTTGAAGGCGACCCATAATGCACATGCCCAAAAAGATGGCCGGCGGTGCTCCACACACCCCGGCCGCGGTCCACAGCCACTACCTGCAGACATGACAAGACTACAGAACACGCCTGATTTCAGCGCAATCCGCACCTTCCTTAGGGTGATCGGTAAGCCGACCGGCACAGCAAGGCTTCGCGGTTTCTTTCCCAACGGTCACCCTGCAAAAGGTGAGGATCGAGGTCGCAAGGCACCACCCTCCCGCAACGTGGTCGAGGAGTGGCAGGCCGAAGGACGCGGCGTTTATGTCGTTATCAACGACGGCGGCGACACCGATGCAGAGATCACAGGTTGCCGCGCTTTCTTCTGCGAGTGGGACGATCGCCCCAAGGATTGGCAGCTGACCGCATGGCAGGAGCTTGGGTTGCTTGAACCCACCATTCAAATCGACACCGGCGGCAAGTCCATCCATTGCTACTGGGTGCTCACTGATCTGATCAGCCCGCAGCACTGGCGCATCCTTCAAAAGCGGTTGCTTGATCATGCAGATGCGGATCGTGCACTTAAGAACCCCTCCCGCGTCATGCGGCTGCCTGGCACCCATCACGTCAGATCTGATGGCACCCTTTGTGATCTCGCTGCGATCGTCAATTGCTCAGAGCGCACTTACAACGTCGAGGAAATTGAAGCTTGTCTTCCTGAACCAAAGCAAAAGCCCCGGCCAGCATTGCAACCGATGCTGATGCCGGATTCCATCCCCCTTGAAGAGCTACTGCCGAGAGACATTCAGCAGCTGGCCGAAAACGGCACCGGTGAAGGTAGCCGCAACGATGACTGCTTTCGCCTTGCTGCTGTTGCTTTGGCCGTGGTCGATGCAGCCCATTCCGCCAGGCTCAACATTAACGGCAGTCCAGAACTGCTGGTGCTCAATTTTGCTGCTCGCTGTTCACCGCCCCTCAATGAACGCGAAGCACTTAATTGCTACCGCAGCGCAGCAGATGAACCCCGGGTCACAGATCCAGGCTGGCCTGATCGCTTGCGCTATCACCTCAACCGCCAAGCTCGTCACCAGCAAAAGCACCAGCAGAAGCAGCAACTCGAAACTGTTGCCGAAATTCCTATCGGTGAAGTAACAGAAGCGCTGAATCTTTTCCTTGATTCCAAAAACTCTGACTGGCTGCCCCTAGTGCAGCAGGGCGTTTTTGATCGCATTTCCAAGCGCTGGATCTGCCACGAGGACATCCTTCACAGCTGGAATGGCGCTTACTACGAGCCAGTCCCTGATGAGCACCTTACCCCGATGCTGGCCTATTTCCTACAGCAACTGCACACCGCTGAGCGCAAAGGAGGTGAGCACATCCACCCATGGGCACGGCCGCGCTACATCGCAGAGGCGCTTTCATGGATGCGCGCCAAGCTCGGCACTACCGAAGTTAACCAACCCAATGCCATCAACTGCCGCAACGGGGTTGTGGCCTGGTCATGGCAGGGCAGTCGCTTTCACATGCAGTTCAAACCCCAAAACGCTGATCAGCCGTTCACCTACATCACCGACTACGACTACGACCCGCAGGCTAATCCTGAGCACATGTTCCGATTGCTTGAAGCTGTAGAGCCCAACGATCAGGACACCTTGCAGCGGATCCTTGGGTCATCTCTGGATCTCGCCAAATACCGCGCTACCCGAGGCCGGCCGCGAGCGATGCTCATGATCGGCTCAGGCTCCAACGGCAAGGACACCATCCGCACCGCATTACGGGACACCCTTGGCGCTCGCAATTTCAGCTCCTGCACCCTCGCTGACTTTCGCCAATACGACCAAGGCCGTAAGTTTCCCATCGCACCCCTTCGCGATGCGTCCATTAACTGGTCATCAGAAAACAGTCAGTTCGTCCACATTGACAGCCTCCAAGCACTTAAGGGTGCCATTTCCGGTGAAGAGCTGGCATGGGAGATCAAGGGCGTGCAAGAGACCACATTCACCCCCAACTGCCTGTTCGTTTTCAACCTGAATAAGGAGCCGTCACTTACCGGCGAGCAGGCTGCCATTGAAACCCGCTTCCACGTCTTTCAGTTCAAGCGCACCTACATGTCAGTGCCAAGCAGGCCTGAGCACCTCAAAGCCGACCCACGCCTCAAGGATGACCCCGCGTTCATCCACAGTCAGATTTGCCCTGCCTTTTTGAACTGGCTGCTTGAAGGCCTTCAGCTTTCTGTTGAGTACGGCATTGACTACGAGACAGGCCGTGAAGCGATGCGTGCTGTTCGCCGCAAAGGCAGCCACCTTTGGGACTTCTGCGATGAGGTTGGCCTGTCTTGGAATGAGCAGGCAGAAACACCCTTGCTCAACGTATGGGCGCACCTTTGCCGCTGGTACATCGACGAAGGCTTCAAGGATGGCAATGGCCGTTGGGTGATTGATCCACCCAATGACCCGACCGTCAAGGCCTCGCGTTTGCTGCATCAACGGCTGCTGGTGGTGTTCCCTGAGCTGAAGGCAAAAAAGGATGCGAAGGCAAGAACTACAACCCTGATTGGAGTTTGTCTCCCAGCATCGATCGGCTGAACTTGAAAATCGAAGGCAAGTTGCCTTCGCGCGAGGGCTAGGGCGAACCCAAATCGAAGGCCAAAACCCTTGCAATTACTACTCGAAGCCTAATCCCACTACATCAGATCACATCAGAAGATAAGGGTCACACATGAAGCACTACACACACATGTGTAGGGACTGAGGGAAAAAATGGGGGTTTTGCCTTCACCCCCGTCAACATTGGGTTTTTGCCTTCTCTTTGCCTTCACCCCTTAGAATTGCCTTCGTCCCGCCACTACCGGACAAAAACTCATGACTCAATCCTTCGGCTCCTGGCTCATAGCCCAACAGCACCGCAACGACGATGTGGGCGATCTTGCCCAAGACTTCGCGCAGGCCTGCCGTTTGCGCCAGGAAGATCCGCTGCCAAAGACCCGAGATCACGTTGCTTTTCAAATGGCCTGCCTAAGCGCCTGCACTGAGGCCTATCAGGCATTGGATGCAGCTGCATCGGAATGGTCCGCTTCCAGCTAACTCACCCATCTGGGATGGCGCTGCCCCCGGCGCCATCCCTACCCTTGGCACATGGCAACCATCACCCTCGACATCCAGTCAGAGCTGCCCAAGGCCATACGGTGGACCGACACCATGACCAAGCAGCTGCCCTTTGCCATCAGCCAGGCGCTCAACAGCACGGCATTTGATGCCCGTACCGCGTTAGGTGGGGCAACACGCCAATACTTCGATCGGCCCAACAAGTTCACACAGTCCGCCTTCCTGTACAGCAAGAGCACCAAGCGCAACCTTGAAGCCACGGTCTATGCCAACGATCAGCAAGGCCGTGATCGTGCCCGTTACCTTCGCTTTGGTATCTCAGGTGGCACACCTCCGCAGAAGGGCTTTGAGCGTAAGTTCCTTGGCAGCATCGTTGGCACCCGCACCATTCCTGCTGGCGCACAACTGCAGCCCACATCACTGGTCAAGCTCGATAGCTCGGGTGGCGTAAGCCTTGCCACCATCAAACGCATCCAGAAGGGTCTCAACGGCAAAGCACGCGGTGGCTTCTTCATCGGCACACCCAAGGGAGGCGACCGACCACCTGGCATCTATCGCCGCAGCAGGTTGCAGCTGTTCCCATACTTCATCGCCACCGATCGGCGTGCCACCTACAGCCCACGCTTCCCCATGGGACAGATCGGTCAGAAGGTTGTGCAGCGCCGCTTTGGTCAATACCTACGCAGCAGCCTTGAGAGGGCCGTTGCTGGGGCACGCTGACGGTTTACGGGTCCCTCTTGGGGGTTTCAACGTGGGTAATTCGCGCGCGCTCGCTTTGGCTAGCGTCAGCGCTTAACCGTCTCAAACGAGTCTTAACGTGAAACGCATGAGACACAAGGTCCCCGGCGGTTCAATAGTTCAACAGTTCACTATGCTATTAGTGAACGATAAGAGTCAACAACAGAGTGCTGGTCACATTTAGCGAGTTTGCCGCAATCAAGGGCTGCGCTAAGGGCACGGTTACAGCAGCGA